TATTGCTATCCTATCATTTAGCCTTGTTTTGCGTGTAAAATCTTCATCTGTAATAACGACTGGTATTTGCTGGTGCGTTTTAAAAAATCCAATTGCTTCCGCAGTTATACTTTGGCTGTCTATTGATATATCGGTATTGTCGATACTTACAATTGCGTTATCAATCGTAATTCCGACCGTTGTAACAAGTTCAAAATCTCCTTTGAAATTAATCAAATAAACTATTGGACTGTAAATTAACTCCTCAATTATAGATGTCATGTTTTCATCTAATGACCCTGTATTTATAACATAACTTTGCTCCGCATCAATAGAAGTAATTTGCTTTGAATGAACGAAAGTATTATCGACTTGCGACGGGTCCCGATGTGAAATATTACTAATTGTTCTGTCAACTTTTACGCTTGCCGTCTTCTTGCCGTGTGGTGTGAAAGTTTCCCAAAGCCCCAACTTATTTATAAAAACAATTAGGCAAGGATCAAGCGTACATCTTAATTTAGTTGGCGTTAATGAAATGTAATTTATAACATTTGAAGTTGTAGCTTCTGCAACCGTACGAGTAAAATTAAAAGTTTGGTTAAAGTAATTATGAATTTTTGGATTAAACCATTTTTCTACCGGCACTATAAAACCGCTTGCGCCATAATTTTGCACGCCGTTATCTCCTAATAAATTCTGTTCGTAATTCCAACGATAACCTAAAGTACAAAAGAAAGTATTAGTATATCGACTGGTTTCGCTTCCATCAAAATTAGTTAATGTTATTTTAGCCTGAATAAATACGCCTTGATTTGTAATCGCTGCAGGAGCGGCTCTATTATACGAAAACTTTGGTTTTATATAGGGTTTAATTAAATCGGAAATTTCAAGTGAAATATAATTATCCAACTGACTAACTTTATCTTTTGTTAAAACTATATTTGGCTGGTTTATTACTTGGTTTTGCAGCCCGTCCCAAATAAATAAATCCACCTTAACACTTGCGGTGTTAATGCTTGCGTTTTCCCTTATAAACAAAGGACTATTTATAAATTTAATTTTACTTTCGCTATCAATTGGTGTGCGTTCTACAATTGGTAATGCCTGCGGAATTGGTGCAATATCTGGTATCTCTGCGTTTACAATTGTAAAGGTAAAACCTGTATTTATTTCAACATTACTGGCGTTAAAACCTTTGTAATCTGTAATGTTTATATTTGCTAGTTTTCCCTGAAAGCTAAATGAAGGATAGTCAGTTGTTAATTGACTTGTAAATAAATTACTATCAAATAACGCATTTGAAACAAAATAATTATTAAAAGCACTTGGCGACAACGTCCCGCCTGTTTGATTTGTTACCGAAATTGTGTTGCTAATTCCTGTAATTGTATCGGTAAAATAAATTACAAATCTAGTTCCATTTGCTACATTTCCATTTATTAGATGCGTTATTTCAATTCTTTTAACTATCATAATTCTGCGTTATTTGTTCCATTATTTCACTAACTATTAGATTTATAGTTTCGTCCACATTGTCGTTAATTGCAACTTCCAACTCGTTTGGGTCTTGAAACTTACCATAAAAGACTTGCGCAACTAAAAGCACGGTATCAGTTAACGGCTTGTAATTTACGGAATCCCTCAATGTTCCACCTGCTTTCCTTAAAGTTCCTTTTGATCCTACTCTATCTGTTAAATAATACAAATCTTTTGCTACTCTTGAACGCTCGCGGGCTTGTTGGTAAATCTTTTCGCCAAGTTCCATTAACTGACCTCTAATAATTTTATCAGCATCTATCTGTGCTCTAGTCCTTCTTTTTGCCAAAACCTTTGATTTTATTAATTAGAGCTGTAACCGCTGTTGTGCTTTGCCTTCCAATAATGTCAGTTATTTTATTAATCGAATTTCTACCCGTTTGAACACTACCATCCTTAAGTATACTTCTGTCAATATCTGTATATCTCATTCTCCACTTAACACCGCTTGGCATTAGTCTTTTGGCATTTTGTTCTAGCTTTGAGTTAGTGCCAAATTGACCGTAAAATACCTCTACAAATATAAAAACATTCTTTTCAACCGTGTAAGTTATAGAGCGCTGCAAAAATCCTGTTTCTCTCCTTGCACTGGCTTTTGATAAATTAACTATTTTTTGCGCAATTACTCTTATTTCGGTTGTCGTTAACATCCTGACCCTAAATTTTCTATTGCTAATTCTATCGTAATTTGGTGCCCGTCTAAACTGTTTTTGTGATACTTTTGAGATGTTGAATTTTGAAACAGTTGTATATTATTTGCAAAATTATTACTACGCATTTGGTTCAAAAACTTTGTAATTACTGATGAGGTTTCTCCTAAATTATCAATTAAATTTGTATCTAGTTGTAACTTGCTATCTGTTTTTTGCGGTCTTATATCTCGCTGCTGCACGACTGTAATTAAATACGTTGCTATAATCACATCTTCTCTGGTTTCGCTTTCTAAATAGTCGATATTGACCAGACAGTAGATGTTTTCTTTATTGTTATCCAAGTGTTTTGTTTCAACTAAAGTAATGGTATTAACCAAGTCGTTTTCGTTAAACTTTTCAACTAAAAAATTAGTTAATAAATATAGTTCGTTCATAATTTAGTCTTCTTTTAAAACGTTTTTCTTAAACTCTTTTTCTAAAATTTCCAAATTGCTTGAAGGAAATTTCTTATCTGAAAAATACGTGAATTTACTTAAAAAACTGCTTAAATCTCTTGCTTTTTCTTTTTCCGCTTTTGCTATCATTTCTTTTGTAAATGTGATTTTAAAACTCATAATTATTTTATTTTAAATTTTCTACTGTTTTCTTTCTTAATAAATATTCCGACCAAAATAAAAAGTATTTTGTATCATAATCAAATACAACTTTTGGACTTACGCTCTCAAAGATAGCACAAAGATAAACCATTTCGGTATAACCACCGTATGTAAGTGAGAAGTTTTCACGCTCAATACTTCCTTGACTTATTTCGTTTGTGTTCGGAAATTGTGGAGGGTTGTAAATCCACGGAAAATTCTCTTTTATTTCTTGCGACTCAATTAAATATAAAGCAATTGCGTAACGCCGGACAAACTCTGGAATCGTCAAGAACCACAGTCGAGGCGTTACGGTTGCCTTAATAAAAGATTTGTCATCTTCGTCTTTAATAAATGTTTCTAAGTCAATAAACCTGCCCGCATTTTTAAATGATACGTCAATTTTAAATAAGATTTTGATAATCAAAAACAACTTTAAGCTTTTCAATATTTGTTTCATTTTCGCCAAATAATTCTTTTAAAGTTTCTTTTTTTTTCAATTCCTTTTTGTCTAGTTTCCGGTATTCAACTTTCAAATACGGGAAAAATCTTCGTAAATGTATTTTCTGTGCTTTCATAATGGCATCGGTGTTTTTTTCATTATTTTAATTATTGCCGCGTATCTAAATGCGTCTATTGCATGATTAAATTGATCGATAGGTTCGTCTTTTTTATTGTCCGACCATTTATAATTATTGAGTTCAAAGATAAGATTTTTTGAACACGAAGTTACAATTAACTCATAATTTAAAATAGACATAATAGAATCCCTAATTTTTGGCTTTTCGCACGGCTTAATATTCAAGCCCCTATTATATAAATCTTTAATAAACATTTTAGCTTGACTGTCGCACCATATACGGCTCGTTCCTACAATTGGTTTTATAGCGTCGACAATTGTATCCGGTATTTGATTTGATTTATAGAAAACCTCTTGTAAATAGATTTTCTTTTGCTTCTTGTCAACAGCAACCCGCACAACTGCCGTGCTATCGTTGTACCCCACGTCCATTCCAAAAGTATCTTCATACTCCGCTGATACAAATTCGCCAATCTCATAATCAAACACTACGCCCTCTGCTGTATCTCTGAATGCACCTAAAACAATATTCTTGTACTCTTTGTACCCTTTAATTATTTTCTTGCTTAAATCGCCTCTTTGGTCTTTTGGAGTAGATAGATACAATTCATAAAGCAACCTTAAACTTTCGTAATCTTCCCAATTTGATGGCGACATATTTTCTTTGCCGTTATCGATGTAGTTTGTGTGAATGTACATTATTTTTCCAACTACCCCATTAAATCCCTCTGGAATTGATTTATAGAATTGTTCGTACATCCAGTGCGATTTTGTAGGCGGGTTAAAAACAATCATA